TGCTTGTCAATTTCGGCTTTGCGCTTGGCATAGTCGTTCTTGATTTGAGCAAGCTTCTTCTCCGTGCCTTCCTGCATCTGAGATATATCGGTGTCGATATTTTCCTGCTGCAGCTGCTTCAAATCCTCATTTAGTTCTTCCTGGGCCTTCTTGCGGTCTTCTGCTAGCTTCTTAGCATCGGCTGCTTTCTTTGCTTTGGCAGCGTTCTTCTTTGCGTTTGCTTCTGCATCTTCCTTTTCGCGACGCTTCTGCTTAGCATCGTCTTCTGCCTTGGTCTGCTTGGTATTCGCTGCATTGGTATAATCCCATCCTCGCTGGGCAATATCGTTGGTTGACATCCATTTACCATTGACCAGCGCACCAGACTTCTTGTTGTTTGCAAGGTCGCGTGCCAAAGCAGAGAAGTATTTACCTAAGCGTCCTAGCTCCGGAATATTCATATTCTGCATCCAAGATGGTATCTTGGCATCGAAGTTGACGTGGAAGTTGATATTGTTCTCCGAATAGTTCTGCATGAACTCCTTGACACGGTTGTAGAGAACGTGTACATCCTCGCCGGCACCCTGGAGCTGCTTCTGCAAAGCATTTATCCTGTTCTTGGTAGATGTGGCTTTGTTTCCGAAATCCTCTGTTGCATCTGCCGCCCGGTTGATATTATCTGCCTCTTCACTATGCAGCTTCTTTGCAGCTCGAAGTTCGTAGAGATAACCAATCAATGCCTTCCTGGCATCGCTTGTCTTGTCTCCTGTAAAACCGAAAGCATTAGCTAGCTTTTCTGATTCGGATATCAAAGAAGCCTCTAACTGATTGTATTGCTTCAGATAGGTCTGATACTCCTTGGAGTGCTTATTCAAGCCAGCCATCTTCTGTGTTAGGTCATCAAACTGCTTGATAACCGAGTCAGATACGATGTTCTGTATGCCGACGGCTATACCGCTGCTAGAGGTTCCATAATCCTTCAACTTACCCAAAAGGGCTTGCTGAGCGCTATCCACACGGTTGTTGTATTCTTCATTAGCCTTGGAGATTGCATTGGCTCTGTTGCGCTCTGTAGCCTCCAGCTTGATTTGCTCGACGAGTTCTTTAGATTTATCTATCTCCTGCTGCTTAACATCCACAAGGTTGCTCTCGTCTTCCTTGATCTTGTCAATAGCAATCCCGTAGTTGTCATAGATGTTTGACAGCTCCTTGATGGTGTCCTTGTAAACCTTGGAGCCTTCCTTTGCAGTCTTCAGAATGGAGATTAGCGACTCGACCTTGCTTGATGCTTCATTTGCACTCTCGGTAAATTTGGAAGTCTTGGTGGCGGCATCCTCAGCGCTATTGCCGAAAAGATTGAACATCGTGACTCCAGCTGCTACTGCACCAAGAACCAGACCGAGAACATTTGAAGAAGAGACCAAATTGAACAGAGCCATGGCATCTTTGGCGGTTGTGATAGACTTCGCTAAAGACAAGAATGCTTTCGCACTCTCCCAAGCTACCTGTGCCTTAGATATTGCTATCATTGTTATCACCGCAGCCTTGTATGCTCCATACGCTGCAACGACAGTCATAAGCACCTTGCCTACCGTCTCCCAATTCTCAACGAGGGTGGAAACGACTCCCAATCCGGTATTGATAACACCCTCCTGGGATTTGCCGAGGTCATTGAACATCTGCTCGATGGCATCCTCAATGCTGCTTATCTGACCTGTAATAGTCTTGGACTGAGCCTCCATCAATCCACCGAACTTGCTACCCTCGGCGGTCATACTCTGCATTGCCTGGATGAAGATATCGCTGGTAACCTTGCCTGCCTTGATTTGCTTCTGTACCTCCTTGATGGCGTTGGTAACGTCAAGACCCATAACCTTGGCTATCTCGTCTGCGATAGGAATACCTCGGTTGAGGAACTGGTACAAGTCCATCGTGTCCATCTTGCCCTTGGCGATGGTGGTGCCGTAAAGCATCACGAGGTCTTTAAGGTTTAGACCCATACCTGCTGCAACGTCTCCCAATCCGATAAGCGTCTTGTTGACATCCTCGGCCGCTACGTTGAACGCAAGGAGCTGCTTGGCTCCCTCTGTAACGTCTTCAACCCCGAAAGGTGTGACGGCCGCCGTGCGGATCAACTGCTTCATGAGAGCATCAGCTTTCTCCTCAGACTGCAACATTGTCTTGAATGCCATTTCTGTCTGCTGGAACTGACCGCGGACCTGCATCATCTGATTGACGAACTTGCCAATGCTCCAACCGCCAATGGCAATGTTCATACTGTTCTGTATATTCGAGATTACATCGTCAATAGACTTTCCGTCCTTCTCAACCCTCTCGGCAGTCTGATGAACTGCGTTCTGAATGTCTCGAAAACCGGAAACGACCTTGGCTGTCTCGACTATTGTATCGAATTTAATGCTTGGCATAATGTTCTATTTTTCCTTGAATTTATACTCTGTTATAAAGAATCGCCGGGGAAACACCAAATATGAGTGTTCGATATGGGAACTTTACGTGCGCGCAGGAAGACTTCGGTTAAATCTCGGTCTCTGACTCTATCACCGCCTTCATTACCGCCTCCTTGTTGTTGCCATCGATGACCTCTTCCCCTGCTGCCGGTATATGGGCTTTCTTCCTCTCCTCGTCAGACAGATAGATTGAAGTAATCTTGTCTTTGAGCATGAGAGTCAGGTTGTTATACGATATTCCCCATACCACGTAATCGAAAGTCCATCCGTATCTTTCGCAAGCGGCGTCTATGAGTGTTCCCCATATTGTCTTACCTCCGAAGATAAAGCTATTCTCCGACTTCTTTGCTGCGTTGACTTTTGCCATACGCTTCGCTTCTTCTATCATTCCTGTCTCTTTGGCTATTGTCTGGTATGAGTTAGCCTTAAGGATGATGATGAGTAGTGTAGCTATATCCTCGTTGGAGCATTCTTTAAAGATTAGCTCCGTCTGCTTGCTTACGCATTTGGAGTCTAGTATTTCGTTCTTTGTATTGAGTGAGTGATATGCAATCAATCTGCAGCATGTCTCCCTTTTGGTGTTTGCAACTCGCAATGCTTCCAAGAATGGATCTGCTTGAAGTAACTCTTTGTCTAGCTCCAAGCTATCTACTAACTGCGACGTTAGGTACATCATGCCCAGTGTAGTAGGGTAGATGTTAACGTGAGCGTGCTCAGTATCAAAGCCTATCGGCATATCTGTGAGCGTATTCGATATAATGATTCCTAACTCTTCCATATCACTCGAATTTAAATTGTTGGCACCCAAGGCAGGACTCGAACCTGCGACTTTCAACCAGCTTTTGAAGACCCTGGATTTTTTGCATGCGACGGACTATTTGGTCTCGCTCTCCCAACTGAGCTACTTGGGTAGGTTGCCGGCTGATAACCCTCAGTCGGCGGAAGGGATATTAGGATATGCCTATTACTCTGTGTAGTTTTCCGTGATTTCAGCAGGAGCTGTATTGCCATCCTGCGGCTTCTTGAAAGTCAAGGCATATTTTTCACCTGCTCCCTTTGCGGCAGTGATAACACGCCAGCGGTAAGCACAATAGACGTCCTCGCTCTTTGAATTGACAGTCTTAGCCACCACGTCACCCTCTGGGATGAGAGCTGCGTGCGTGTACGTGATAAGAGCACCGTCCTGAGTCGTATAGGCCTCTTCTGCGCCGATAGTAGTGTTACCCATGTAAACGCCAGGGAGCTCGGCGTCTTCCGGTTGGATAGCCAAACGGTAGTTACCCTCTACGATACCGTCGATGGTCTTGAATGGCTGCGACTGGTTCTTCTTGATAAAGAGCTGATATACAGCCTCGTAGGTAGACTTCTTTGTCTTGCGGTCAACAATTCCGCCACCTTCCTCAACCTGGGTCATAGTATCGCCTTTCGTTGGAGTAACAGTAGTAGTGCCATCCTTTGGAGTTGGGAGCTTAGTCCACTCGTTCTTTTTGCTACCTACCTCTTGAACGTAGATAGTACATTTGCCCCATGATGTTACTGACATAATTTAATCGTTTATGAGTTTATATTCAACTTGATTATTTATTACATGTTCTCCCGTGCTTGCTGCATATACCCTCTGCTCAATAGCGTGGGCTGCATACTCGCTCGTTCTGAACGTTTCCAAGAGATTCCAAGCCATTTTGCAGATTTCGTCAACTCTGATAGTGTTCTCCTCAAACTGCCCATCTACGTCCTGGTCTTGTATATATATATTTACATTTATAATCGCCGTTTGAAGCTGCGTTCCCTCATTAGCCAAGATGGAGATAACGACATCTTCCTTATGAGAATTATGCGGTCTCATCGTCTTTGACAGCTTGCCATTGACGTTGTTCATGAAACCGCTTTCGTTGATGTACCGGTAAACATCTGTCTTAATTGCTCCATCTGATTTCATATCTTCCACTTGTTTATTTCATTAATTGCTGAGTCTATTGCTATCTTCACACGCTGCTCTACAATGGATGTGGCCCATATCTTCGTTGATGCGAGGACATCCTTGCTTTCCAAGGCTTCCACCTCTCCTGCGTATTCCATTCCGGCAACGACAACCAAAGCATAAACCCTGGAATATTCCTTAGCAAGGTCATTGATCATCTTCTTGCCCTTTGTAGAGCCGTCTGTGCCACTGAGAACCTGCGAAAAGGCTGATTCCATATATTTACTTCCCTGCTCGTACACGGCGAAGCCTATAGAACTTCTTAGGTTGCCCGTATGGTCTATCCAGCTTTCCTTGGCAGACCTGTTACGGATTCTAACCACAGATTCGTCTCCTAGCTTGCTCAATGCCTTAAGCACATTCTCCTGTATCTTCCTTGCGGCTCTTTGTAGGAAGGCATCGAGAGCGGAAGCGCTGGTTGTCATTCTTATGCCCATATCTTACACTGGAGTTGATAACGATGAAATCCCTTGACCTTAATAATTACATCCTCAGCCCCTAAAATTTCTAGCTTGATAAAATCCCCATAAGAGAACTTTTCAATTCCTACGGGCAAATTATGCACTTCGTAGGAGTAGTAATCAATAGAGCCGTCAGATGTAACTAACTTGTTGGCCTCGCCAGCAGGAACTACATCACAAGTGCAGCAGAACTTCCACTCGGTCTTGCCCTGGTGATAATTTCCATCATCATCTGTATAGCCAGCTACCTTCTGCTGCCGGTATAGCTTTGAGGCATGAAAACTCAATAGACTCATCAGCAATTAATGTAAACTGTCGGCTTTGGAGTAAGTGAAACCTCCTCCTCGCCGATAGAGTTATATAAACGATTGACTTGAACTAATATAGCCTTTCGCTGGTCTTCCGAGAGGGAACCTATTGATTTGTCCGCTTCGGAGAAGCTAACGGCTTGTATGAGAGAAAGCAGACAGTCGGCAAGCGTTCCTTTGTAGGCGTCACTTCTGGCAACGTCACCAGTGAACTCTGATTCGATATCGAGGTCACGCTTTATGCAAGCGTTTTCCACGAAACCATAGGGGATAGGGATGTGTACCTCATCCACCAAAGCTTGTCCGACCGTCTTCATGATTACTCATCAGCTTTAGCTGCGTTATCCTTGAACTCCTTCTTCTTTGTAGGAGGTAGCTCATTGTAGGCATCAATAACCTCCTTGTCGCTGGCGTCACTAGGAAGTGTAGCACCAAGAGCATTAAGGGTTGTGATAGCCTCCGGCTTCTTGTAGGTCACATCAGAGATTGTTACCTTAGCGTCCTCTGCTTTCTCCTTTTCGGTATCAACCGAAACGTCTGGGTCTGCCAGCTTAGTATTAATCTGATAGATTGTATCAACGTCCTCTGCATCTGCTTTCTCCTTTTCGGTATCAACCGAAACGTCTGGGTCTGCCAGCTTAGTATTAATCTGATAGATTGTATCAACGTCCTCGATGACAGGCAAGCAGTATGCCTGCACCGCAGTTGTCTCACGCAATGGATCAGTTGTTGAATACTGAGAGATAAGCTTGTAATCAATCTGCTGATAGGTTACACCTGGCACTCTGTTGGTTGCCTCTGCTACCTGACCGTAAACGAGGGCACCAATCATCTGTGAGCAGACACCGATAATCATATCGTTGTTCCAAGGCTTAACGCTCTTCTTTGCACCATCATGCTCCAAGCGGACAGTACGGTTGATGATGCGGAATGATACACCGGTCTCGTCCAAGAATGCCTCCTGGAATACGCTGGCAGTAGGAACCGGCAGCTTTGTGTTGGAGTCATAAGTCTGACCCTTGTAGTTGGCAACAAGCTCGCGAGCGTCTTGTGCCTTCTTCAGTTCGTCAAACTTAGCCTTACCAATCCAGAAGATCAAGATTGTGTTGCCATCATTCGATGCTCGATCGATACATTCTTTCAAGTCTGCAACGGTAATACCAGTATTAACATTGTTGATGCCGAGCTGATTTTCTGGCAAGTACTGATACTTGATACGGAGCAACTCCTTTGGATTATCGTCGTCACGAACAGCTACGTAGCCGTTAGAAAGACCATACAGAAGGGCATACTCATTACGCTCGTCAACACCGACATTACAAGCTACCGGGTCCTGAGCCAACTTACGGCGAATCTCTGCTGTCTGACCGCCCTGTGCTTCCATGAGTCTGAGAGCGAGGATATCTGACTCCTTCAAGAACTTCTTCATACCAACCTTTGGCAGTTTGCCGTTGGCGGTTGAAATCTTGTCACGAGACTTCAAAGGAACCGGAGAATCCACTGCCACGTAGTCAGCAGCTACATAAGAGGTATCAACCGTGTCGGCTTCCCATTTGTTGTCGGTAGAATAAACGCGGCGAAGAATGGATGTATCCTTGTGGAGATACGTCATCTCGTTCTTGCGCTTACCGTTAATCTTCTCAATCAATGTCTTCAGGATTGGGAAGAAACTCAAGATATACTTAAGAAATAAAGAACTCTGTTGCATAAATCACCTCCTTAACCGATTGCATCGTGTCCCCACTGAAGAGTAGGAACGGCTGTTTTCAAAGCTGCCTTGATCGTATCGACAGGATAAGGGACAGCCTTATCATTAGCCTCACCTGCCGTCATAACACCTACATGAGGGGTATCTGCAGGAGCAGTTGTCATACAGACACCTACATACTCGTGATTTCCCGGCAATGAAGCATAAGCCCTACCTGTTACAGGCATTGGCTTATACTCGCCAGACGTAGTGTCACGAATGATAATGTGTCCGCACTGGATGAACTCTCCAGAGAAACCTGTCATGTCAAGAACGACACCACCCATGATGCCATTCACGTAATTTCTGATGATTACAGACTCCTTGCCTGAATCAAACGTTTTTGTCTTGCTTACGCCATACATAACTTTTAAAATTTAAAGATTACATAGTTTCGGCAAGCTCATCAATCTCATTGTCCTTGATAACCTCAACCTCTTCCTTCTTAGGCTTTCTCTGAGCCGCAGGAGCACCAAGCTTTCCGAGACCTTCGTTAGCACGCTCTTGATCGATAGCTGCCAAGTCCTCCACAACACCATCATAGAAATCGTCGAACTCAGATTCGTTCTCGAACTTCATCTTGTCGAAATTCTTCAAGACAGTCTTTCCGAACGTACCTTTGTCCTTAAGGAGTGCCTTCAGCTTAGAACGGCGGCCATCATTCTCACGCTCTGACTTCAAACCGAGGATTTCGGTCTGCAAGGCTTTGTTCTGAGTAATGAGTGCCTGCGCCCATGCTGGGACCTGCTCATCTTTCTCTCTCTTCTGTTTGCGGATTGGTTTCTTGTTGCCGGCAGGGTCATCATCGTCATCGACCTCGTCGTCATCCAAGTCTTGACTATCCTTAAAACTCTGAATAGTACGCTGCGCAGTCTTTTGCGCAATCTTAAGATAAGGAAGAACCGCATTGACCTGCTTTTCAATCTCTGCGTTTACATCCTCGTCTGAGGCTTCTTCATCGAGTTCTAAGTTATTGGCAACATCGGCAGCAATACCCTCTAACTCCTCTCTACTGAACCCCAACGCCTTTGATTTGGGTTTCAGGATAACTAAAACTTGCTTCGTTCTTTTTTTCATTCTAACTAAATATTTAATTGAACAATAAAATTCAAGAAATATCCCAGTACGAAGCGATAGCAATAAGTAATGCTGCAAAATTATAAAAAAAGTATTTAATCACCAAATATATTGCAAGGAAATATACTTAATGATTAAATACTTTATGGTTACATATAAATATTAATCTGGATAATTGAGCTTATCCGGTCCAGCTGTGGATAGATATACGGAGAACATATCACATAGTTCTTTTGCTCCTTTTAAGTCGTTGAGCTTGTAATTACCGCATTCCACTTCCGATGCACCTGGAATCGTCTTTGATAGCGAACAAGCCTTGAAGGCTTCTACTATCATTTCCTTTATGAGCTTTGAAGTCCACGTACCTTTAAGGATAAGATAGAAACCTGTAAGACATCCCATCGGACCAAAATACAGAACGGAATTGCTAAGAGGGCTATCATTGCGTAGGTAGTCCGCCATCAAATGCTCTATTGTGTGCGCGACAGCAGGTGACATCATATCTTTGTTTGGCTTGCACACGCGAATATCGAATGTGGTAGCAGTCTCCATGCCCCATTTATCTACTCTCGAAACATAAAGACCTGGCTTCAGTTTCGTATGATCAACTTTAAAACTTGGTATCATTCTCTAATAATTTACAAACAACACTAAATGCCTTTTCGGCAAAACTATCCCAAAAACCTGCATACTGCTCGGTCTGGTTCGACTCCAGGGGATTATCGCTAATAACTCGGATGGACGTAAAACCAATACCCTTCTTGTAGCATACCTGCGCGAGGGCAGCAGACTCCATGTCAATAGCACATACGTTATAAGAATTAGGAAGAAACTCCTTAATTGCCAATACCTGCTCTCTCGTAGTGACAAACTTATCTCCCGTAGCTATTGTTCCTAATTGGAATCTTTCATCCATATCAATCCAGTAGAAATCAGAAGGAAAGACTGCCGGCATACCTTGAACTTGTCCATTGGCATTTGGCTCGCCGCAATATACATCGTGGTAGCAGTACGAATTGCCAATCACGACATTACCAGGTTTCAATCCTGCAACAGCAGCACCGGCGCATCCTACCGATATAACTCTTGTAACTTTGCTGGACGTATTCGACGAAAGAAATTCTGTCAAGCAAGATGCCGCATTAACCTTTCCAATACCAGACTTGATTAGAGCTATGTTTTGAACATTTTTGTAGTCAAGCCAATTCTTTGCAATCCATTCGCTGATAAGGTCGTATTCCTTATCCATAGCGGTAACTATGACAATCATTGCGCACCTCCTTTCGTTAGCTTAAGCTTCTTGCAACGGTTGTAAATAGCGTTCTCATCCACGCCAATCTTGGTAGCGATGGCTTTTACCGGGTACTTGCCATACATTCTGCGAATGATGAAATCCTCGTCAGCAGTAAACACGTGGCTCTTGCTGATACCCATTTCCTTCATCTTTCGATGGATGGCCCAATAATTACGATTGAGCTGCTTTGCAATCTCCGTTGTCGTCATCACCAAAGCGTTAACCTTGATGAACTCAATCTCTTCTGCACTAAAATGTTTTCCTCTACTCATTATTTAATATTTGGGTTCGTTAAGCCGCCCAAGGCTTTCTTTCTCTTTCTGTTATATCTTCTGTTTGCAGCAATCCTTTCAGCGTTCTCTTTACGATAGACTTCCATTCTTGCTAATAAATGTTCCTTATGCTCCTGGTAGTACCTTCTATGGTATTCCCGGATATCCTCCTCACTTCTCGCCATGAACCTTGTCTTTTATAAGTTCGTACAGTGATGGGCTGAGTGTGCTCCATTGATCATTCTCGTCTTTCACGAGATAGAATCCATCAGGAACATAGAACTCTCGATTTCTCAACCTAACTATCAATGTCTGTTTAGTGCAGTCTCCGCTGACAGTCTTTACTAACTCTGAAACGTCTGGGCATTTCCATAATTCTTGGATGTTCTCGGAAGATACTTTAATTGCAATCATATCACTTGAACTTAATAATGAAAAACTCATGGTCCAACCACTTGCCTGGGCAAAGACCTTTCTTCGGCTTGCCGATGAAGATGTTCTCAATCTCCTTCTCAATTCGTGAGCTATCTTTGCGGTAGCCGTTGATAAAGAGAACGTGGGTGTATGGTTTGTATTCCAGCTCGCCTATCACGCGACAATAACCGCCAAACTCATCGAAAAGCACCTCACCGCTTTCGGCTTGTTGGTTCACCAGTCGGGAAGCCCAATATGGCTTTATTTCCCGATACTCCTCATTCTTTTCGCCCGACACTATCATATCGAACCATTGCTTGCTAACGATGAGGGTCAAAACCTTTTTCTTCGCATCAGATAAATACATATCCATAATTCAATCCTCCAACTCCTTAAG